AGCCGAACGATTATAAAAAAATTACAAATAATAATAAGAAGCGACATCATTTTATGATTAATCGCTTCTTTGCGATTCAATACCCTTCAAATGCGCAATTCTTTAATAAGAATGGAATCAATCCAATCGCCGTTATTGATAGTTGGTCGCTTGTCGCTGCCCGATTTAAAAGTGTTCCAGGATGGATCTACACTAAAACCAAAAAGCCCGAAAAAGAAGTAACTTCAAAAAGCAAATATATACCTTCAGAAGAGGCTATCTCATTTTTCATGGAAAAGAATGAAATAGGCAAGAGAGAATTTAAAGAACTTGAAAAATTTGCGAAAGAAGACCTATATTTAACTTTACAAAAGTTAGAAGATTCTATGCAAGTTTACTAATATGTAAATTTATGGAGCAATTCGATTTAAGTCTAATGCCAACGGCAGTAGACGTTACACTATACAAATATAATTATATTGATAATAAGTTATGGGCACAACTCCATAATCAGGCTGATTTTATTCCAGTATCTGAAGATTCTATTATGACATCTTCAAGCCAATTAAAGGTTATTCTTGAAACTAATTATCTTTCAACAATTAACAAAATCAAAACGCTAGGTTCTGAAGTTGTTCACAAGGAAATTAATTCAGTTTTCTTTTTGTATCAAATGTGCTTGGAAATGGAAAATCTGCAGTACATTAAATTTAACCTGAATAAAGATAAAACCTATAGTCGAATGGTTGAAATTGAGGGTAAAAAAATGCTTCAATTTAGTTTTAAAGTAATTACAGCAACCCTACGATTATTTGACCTATATGATGAGGAAGAGTTGCCTCATGTTAATAAAATTCTTGAAGAGTTAGGAATTCTCCACCCTGAAAAACCTTATAATAGGGTATTTGCAACTGAACTATCGAACAAAATCGATATGTATGTTGAATCATACGGAGAAGATGACCATAATGCTGGAATTGTTCTTGATATTCTTGACATTTTAGAGCCAAAAATGGAAATTGAAAACTCATTAATCCTGTTAATCACAGACTACTAAAATTTCAAGAATATATACAGTATAAAAATACTGTCATCAATGAAATTTTTTAACAACTTTGGAAAGAGAGAAGGTCTTGTTTACCTTATAGTTTCTCTATGGGTAATTATGGGACTCCTAGGAGCCTATAAAACAGCTAGTTTTGCAGATCTTGCAATCTATTTTGGATCCCTAACAGCATACGCTGCAACATATATTTGGGCTGAAGCAAAAAGACCCAGTACAAAATCCGCAATATTTAAAAAAGGACCAAACTCAAGAAGAGAGGTTATGATTTATGTTGTAGTTGTTATTTGGGCAATTGCAGGTGCCGGAGCAATTTGGTTTAAAGCCAATATTGGAGAACTTGCCTTATACTTTGTTTCATTAACTGGATTTGTAGCATCATGGATTGCCGGTGAAGTTTATACACCACAAGATATTGTTAATAAAAAAAATGAAGAATAATGGTAACAGGATATACTGCTAATGAATATGGAGATTTTTTTATAGCATCATTACAAACACCTTACACTAATACCCTAAAAATTATTGACTGGGAAATTCTAGCAGGACTTAAAACTCCATTTACGACTGGAACTGTTAATATCGTAGCAGGGGAAAACATAGTTATTGGAGTTGGGACACAGTTCACATCCGCATTTGAAGTTGGAGATACTATTATCATCGGAAATGTTGAGTATACTGTTGAAAGCATTGTTTCATCTTTAGAACTTGTAGTCGAAGAAACACTAACAGTTACTGGGAATGGTATTCAATACTATCTTACAACGGATGTTGATAATTTCTTTGAATATGAATATAGATGGTCTCAGGATGGCACAATTTTTTCAGAATTTAATCCATTAAATAATAATCAAGCGTATGGAGACCTATTGTCACTTACATTTAATACAACAAAGCCAGTATGGATTGATGTAAAAAATGAAGTTGCTGGGATTATTCCCGGATGTTCAATTTCCCTATTATCAATAACATATACAATCGAAACAGTCGATGGTATTATCGAATCATGTCCAAATTTTTGTGTTGAATGTGCTGATCCATTCGCAATGAGTGGTTGCGCAAATATTCAAGTTTCATGTAGCACAACAAATCAATTTAATCCATATTCGCTAACAAAATCAGTTAAAATATACAAGCAATTAACAAACGTTATTAATGGTATATTTGGGCATGAGGTTAATTACTTTAAAACTGAACCTGATTTAAGAACAAGTGATGTTATTCTTATGGAATATTCATTGCATAATGTTGTCGATAATCAAACAATAAAAGTATTGGTTCCTGATAATGAATTTCCAACTGAAGCAAATTCGTACGACATATTTGGAATTGAATTAGAAGATTTTGAAGTACATATAACTGCTGAAGAATTTGAATCACATTTTGGACTTGGAAAATATCCAAGAAATAAAGACTATATGTTTATTCCAATTATTAATAGAATGTATGAAGTAAGTTCAGTTTCATTAGCAGATGAATTTAATAAATCCCATTCATATTGGAGAGTTAAATTAGTAAAATATCAAGATAGAACAGATGTTATCAAAGGTCAATTTGATGCAGCAACTGATGTGCTAGTAACTGGAATAGATGAAATATTTGGAGAAAAGATTCAAGAGGAATACACTAAAAATTTAAAACAAGAACAATTTCAGACCGTTATTACAACATATCGAGATGGAATTAGAGAATTTGTTAATAAAGACCTTAAAATTAAAGATTACGATCTTAAAAATAGATGGACTGTTGTTAGTAAAAATTATTATGATTTGTCAACATTTCCATTAGATGATAGAGCACTATTCTACGATGTTAAATCTAAAGTTGAAATCGGTGCTAATGCTGCTTTTACTGGATGGTTTTCTCCTCAATTTAGTTTAACATCAACAGATGAACACTATGTTTTTGGAGATAATACATCAATAACTGGTTTTCAATTAACATTGTCTAATACATCATTCAAATTTAAAGTTAATGAAATAACTGAAGCATTTACACATGGAATAACTTTTAACCCAAATAAATGGTATGCTTACGTTGTTAATGTTAACAATACATTCTCGCAGTTGGGTGTTTCAATATATAGTTTAGATCCTGATAGTAACTTAAACAAATTTACACCAGGCCAAATTACAACGCCACAGATGTCTTCTAATAATTTAATTCAAGAATTTGTTGAAAATAGACCGATGACAACACAGTTAACATGGGACAATACTTCAAATTACGGATTAAGAGGAAATGGAATGTTTATGACAAACATTAGAGTATTTAATACTCCAATCGAATTTGAACAACACTCAAATGTATTAAATCAATATGTTGTTAGAGATAATCAATTAGCAAAGGTTATTGACAATGCGATACCATCACTAGGATTCCAGAAGTTTGCTAACGCAAGATAATATTGATACATATACTATCTAACAAACAATTACTATGTCAGAAAATAAAAGTATAAAAGACCAGGCTGAGGATATTAGACGGGATCTTGATGAATTAATCGGTAACGACAGTTCACGTGAGATTTCAGATGTTATTGAAACAGACCCAAAACTTCCAGCAAAAAGACCAGAAACATATATGTCTTTTAGTGAACTTAAAGAAAGTTCAACTAGAAAAGCAAAGAAAACAATTTCAGCCTTAATGAAATTTTATCTTGATGCTGACATTATTGAAAAGGACGAATATATCCAAGCTAAAAAGAAGATGGACGAAATGACAATGAGTTCATTAGTTTATCAATTACAAGCCGGTGAAAGAGCACTAACAACCCTGTTAGAAGCAATTGAAGATGGAGAAGTTGCACCAAGAATGTTTGAAGTTCTTGCAACTCTTCAAAAATCAATGCTAGATATTATTAAATCTCAAACAATGTACTTAATGGCAACCGAGGAAAGTACCAAAAGAATTGCTAGAGATATTGAAATCTACCGTAAAAAAGACGATATTAGAGAAATCGAATCTTCAGGTGGAGATTCATCTTCTGGAAACATTCAAAGAGGTTCAAAAGACCTAATGAGAATGATTAGAGCCGGAATTGATGATAACGAAAATGAAATCGAGGACGTAGAAATTACAGAATAATATGGCAAATGATGGTTACGTAGGAGACAATAAATGGATTCCAAGCGAAGATGCAAATGCAGATTCTCAGAAACTAATATGGTCGACGAAAATAGTTAATGACTTAGTAGTTGCTCTTGATAAAGGTTATAGACCACAAGTGAGTCTTCCATTTTATGAAGGTAAACAATTTCTAAGAAAAGGTAATATTGTATTTGAATATACAGATGCTGAAATCGCAGAATTAGCAAAGTGTGCAAATGATATTGTATATTTTGCTGAAACCTATGCAGTTGTAATGACTGATAATGGGGTTCAAAAAGTAAAACTTAGAGAATATCAAAAGGACTTATTAAGAGATTTCCAACATAATAGATTTAATATTGTATTGGCATCCAGACAGATGGGTAAAACCGTAACCGCCTCTATTTTTAATGCATGGTACTTGACATTTAATTATGACAAAACTACATTATTACTAGCGAATAAATCTGAATCAACAAAAGAGATTATTGACAAAGCAAAGGTAGTTATTGAAAACTTACCATTCTTTATGAAACCGGGAATTATCAAATATGACGTTATGAACGTTAGATCTGATAATGGTTGTCGTTTGGTTGGACAGTCAACAACTGCAAAATCTGGTATTGGTTTTACAATTCACAATTTATATCTTGATGAGTTTGCTCACGTACATCCTACTATTGTGGATTCATTCTATGAAAACGTTTATCCTACACTTTCTGCATCTAAAATTTCAAGGATCAATATTACTTCTACACCAAATGGATTTAATAAGTTTTATGAAATCTTTGCTGATGCTGAACAAGGAAAAAATGAATATAAAGCAACCAGGATCGATTGGTGGCAACATCCAGATCGAGATGATGCATGGTATAAAAGAGAACTTGGAAACCTTGGATCAGAAGATGCATTTAATAGACAGTATGGAAATGAATTTACAAGTTCATCGAGTTTACTATTAAGTCCAGGTACTATGAAAAGTATCCGTAAAAATGCAAAGAAATTTGTTTGGCATGATCTTGAAGATTTTGAGAATATCCATATTGACACTCAGGGATTCTTAGCCTTTGATCCAGATTTTGATGTTGAATCAGCAGCAGAATCTGACAGATATTACCTATTTTCAGTAGATATTGCCGAAGGAAACGGTGGAGATTTCTCAGTTATTAACGTGTTTGAAGTTGAGCCAATGGAGGATAAACATATTGAAAATTACATTACACCAGGTGCGATGTACGATTTCTTTATGATTAATCAAGTTGCTGTTTTTAGAAGTAACGAGCATCCAATTGAAGATTTCGCAAAAATATTATATACTTTAGCAATTGATGTTTTTAACTCAGAAAACGTTAAAATGATTATTGAATTTAATACTTATGGAAGTATTTTGTTACAATATCTTTCAACAGTTTTCCCAGGTAGAAATGATTTTGAGGACGAAATGGTACTACGATTTAAACATAGGCATGATTCAAAAGTCCCAAAGGCTGGACTTAGACTAAAATCAGATAATAAGGCAATTTTCTGTCAAAACTTTAAAAAATTAATTGAAACAAACCGAATTAAAATAAACGATATAACGACAGTTCAAGAAGCCAGTCTTTTTGGTACTGTTAAGAATGGAAGTTACGCTGCGCAGATGGGAAAAGATGATACCATCATGACCTGTATCACAGCAACTGAATTTTTTGGAACAACCGATTACGCAGATTATGTCGAAGAATTATTGGATGTTATTGAACCCGAAAAACATGATTTAATGGAGAAAATTCTTTATAAAGACAATGATGTTCAAGGTGATATGCAATACGATATTTACGATTTATTGTAATCTCCATCTAAAAAAAGGATATATAATAAAAGAAAAAAAATACACTTAAAATTATGGCACTAAGTCCGCAATTATTAAATTTTAAGAGCTCAGGAGTTTATAGACTTGAGTTTGATAAATCTCAAACAGCGAACATTAACGTTGAGACTCTTAGATTAGTAGTAGGTCACTCTAGAAAAGGACCTTACAACACTCCAGTTTTAATTGATTCACAAGAAACATTTAACAATGTTTTTGGTTCAATTGATAAAGGATTAGAAAAAAAGGGAATGTTTTTCCACAGATCATGTATCGAAGCTCTTTCAAGAGGTCCGATTTTAGCATTGAACTTGGCTAAATTTACAGAAGGTGATGTTGCATCATTTCAAGCACCTTCGACAAACGGTTCTCAAACAGGAACTAATTTGTCAGTAAATGGTACCGGAGTTTATGATAAATTCTTTGATAATGATAAATTCATGACACCTTCAGATGCTGCTACTTTAGCAGAAATTAATGCTGGTGACAATAACTTATTAAACTTTGTAAATATCAAACAAGATTCAATTACAGTTATTGTAAGACAAGCTGCTTCAGTTAGAGAATTTGATTTAACTGCAAGAGAATGGTACGGAGAAGGAAATGTTCCAGAATACTTAAATGACTTTGATAAAATTTCAGATTTCATGATTGATGTATTCGTATTCAGAGGAGAATTTGATGCAGTTACTATGTCAAATGACCCAATCTACTCTAAATATTTTACAGCAGATGGATTAGACAAGGCTTTATTAAACGAATTTGCTAATTTAAGACAGGTTAGTTTAATCGCGCAATACACTGGTTCTATCTTACCGGGATTTAAAGACCTAGAAGGTAGAAACTTATATATTGAATCAATTATTAATACAGAAGCAAGAAGAACAGGTTTATTTTGTGCTGTTGATGAAGATCAAGTAATTAATGAAAATGGAACTAAAGTTGATTTTGTTGGACATATTGTTGATGAAGATCAAGATTACGAATTGTTATCACATGTTGTTAAACAAAGTGCAGTTCTTTCAAATCACCCGATTGATATCGTACCAGCAAACGTTGTTACGGTTACTGGAGATACATTAACTATTACAGACATTACACAAGTAGAAGCAAACAAAGCATTTATTGGTGAAGATTCACTACTTGCTGCTACTAATGGAGAATACGCATTAATTGAAACAGCAAACTGGGTTCAAACAGCAGCTGCTATCCCTGCCGTTCCGCTTTCTTATAATAAACCAAACGAAAATTCATTTTATGAATTTTTAAGTGGAGATACTACAGACCTTTTACCTGGAAATACAGTTATACATATTAAAAACTCAGATCCTGCAGTTTTTAATAATTATATGACTGAACCAGTTCCATTAACAGGATCATTCTTATTTGCTGGTACTGGTGTCGCAAACACCGCGTTTACTGTATCATTTGATCCAGCTATCGGTACTATACTTACTGCAGTTAACGGAACATTTGCGTCTTTAAATGATAGCGTAGATGGTTTAAATCTTTTTGCAAGTAATGGAGTTACTCCAGCACAACCTGCAGTTCCTGCAAAAGGAACACTTACATTAGTATGTGATGTTGACATTAAAGAATCTACATACGAAGCCCTATCTGGAACAAGTACTGATCTTAATTTTTATCATGTAAGTAACACAAGAGCGATTACTGAATCATTTACTGGTTTATTAGGAACTGCTGCTACGTATGCAACAAATGGAACAACATTCACTGTTAACTATTTAACTGCGCCAAATACTCCAGCAACTTTCCCAATTGCAATAGGAAACTATGTGAAATCTGCTACAACTAATAGAATTGCAAGAGTTAATAGAGTTTCTAAATCTGCAAATACATATACAGTATTCTGTGATATCGCACCAGAGGCAATATGGTCAGGTTACTATATTAAATCTTTTGAAAATGCAGCTTCTCACTATAAAACTTTTGTTTTACCAAAAGCTGAAATTTCAGTTAAAAACTTAAGCGACTATTTATCAGTTCTTTCAGGAGGCGTTGGATTATACAATGCATTAGTTGATAAAGATATGATTGACTTTAGATATATTGTTGATACTTTTACTTCTTTTGACGTAAACGGTTTAAATAATAAATCAAATCTTTCTCAATTAGCAAAAGACAGACAAAATGCATCAGCTATTTTAAATGCACCAACTATTGAAGATTTTAAAAAATCTACAGATCCATCATTTACGGATTCAGAAGGAGCATTCGATACTGCTTATATCGCAACCGGAGGTAATCAAGATAAAAACCCTACAAAGGTTTATGCTTTACCTAGCATCGCAGCAGGAGCAAACTATGCATTCTACTACGGACCTGGTTTAATCGTAAGCGACAATGGAAAAGATATTATCGTTCCAGCAGCTGCTTACGTTGCAAATAACTACATGGACAAATACACTAACGCTTTACCATGGTCAATCGTTGCTGGTCCAAGACGTGGAGTTGTTTCTGGTACAAACGTTAAAGGAGCTGAATATTCATTTGATAAAAATGATAGAGACATCCTAGAGCCGTTCGGAATCAACCCGATTGTATTCCAAAGAGGAACTGGATTAACAATCTTAGGAAATAAAACTGCGCAACAATCTATTAAATCTGCACTTTCTTCAGCTCACGTTAGAGAAGTACTTATTTATATTCAAGATGGTATGGCAGATATTCTTAAAGATTACGTATTTGAATTTAATAATGTTCAAACAAGACTTGAAATTAAAACTTTAGCAGATTCATTTATGGAAAGTGTTAAACAAGACGGTGGAGTTTATGAATTTAAAAACGTAATGGATCAATCTAACAATACTAATGAAGTTATTGACAACAATATGGGTATTATCGATACTTATGTTGAACCAGTAAAAGGTTTAGAAATCGTAGTTCATAGAACAACAATTCTAAATACTGGAGAAATTCAATCAGGTAACTTAGGTTAATTAGATATATAAAAAAATAAAACATTAATAAAACATGGCTTTACCACATTATAATCAAGACCAAACGTCTAGAAAAGGTAGAAACTTCGAACCAGTACAAGGTAACTTGTTCGAAGTTACAATCCTTCCACCAGCAGGTGTTTCGGATGCGCCACTTATGCTTCAGCATATTAATTCAATCTCAGGATTAGATTTATATAAAGAAGTTGGTGCTATTGAACAAAAATACAAATTCGTAACTAGATCGTTTGCAGGTACTCCTGATACTACAGCGGTTGATGTAACACTTAACTTCTCGTTAAACTTAAATGAGGCAAACCAAGCCTACCTTTATAAATCAATGAGACAGTGGTACAACTTAAGATACGACCCAAACACAGGAGCAATGGGACTTAAAAGAGATTACGTAGGTACTATTGTTATCGTACAGTTCAACAGAGCTGGAGATATTTATAGAACTGTAACTTTAGAAGATTGTCAAATTACTTCAGGTTTAGGATTTACTGCTGAATTAAACTATGAATCTGCAGATGCTGCTACTTTAGAAGTAGGGTTTAGATGCGATGCGTGGAAAGAAGTTCTAGCATAATTATTCAAAAATCATGGGGGATAGTTAATTATTCCCCATTTTTTTATGAAACAAAAACATAATATAATGATAATATAATATATAGATGGATAAATTAACAAAAAAGTTACAGGTTCTTCTGTCAGAAGAGGAAGTATCTTTGATTAATCGAATCATCTTGAACGAAGCAATTGAAACGGGTCAACGACCTATTTCAATTTCTGCTTTTATAAGAGATGTTATTAGAGAAGAAATCGAAAAAAAGGCAAGTAGTATCAAGCCTTTCGAAAAAATTGATATTAAAAAACTTAAAGACAAATAATTTATGAGTAACGAAAGTAACGAAAACGAAATTAACTTAGAAGAACAATATAAAAATATGGTTCAATCTAATGAATTTGAAGAAACCCAAGAAGAGCCTATTAATTTAGGAAGGGTTAACATGGAAAGATTTACTGGAGAAAAAGCAGAAGGTGCAGACTTTCATTTAGGGTATCATGTGGTTCCAACAATTTCACTTCCATCTGGTGGAATGTTTTACCCTGAAGGTACTGAAATCTCAATTAGATCAGCAAAAGTAACTGAAATTAGACATTTCTCAACAATCGATGAAACTAACGTTTTAGACATTGATGAAAAATTAAATCAAATTTTAGAATCATGTATTAGAATAACTTCAGCAAACAAAAGATTGTCTTATAAAGATATTCTTGAAGAGGATAGATTTTACATTATTTTATCAATTAGAGATTTAACATTCCCTGAGCCTGAATCTAACCTTAGAATCGATCACACTTCGAAAAAAGGAGAAAAGCATGAAATTGAAATTAAAAAAGAATTCTTTCAATACTTTAAAATTCCAACTGAATTAGACAAGTACTATGATCCAGAAAGAAAATCATTTATGATTGAAACAAAATCTTTTGGTACAATCGAAATGAACCCACCGGTTATTGGTGTTATGCAAAAGATTACGGCTTACATTAAAGAAAAGCAACAAAAAGGTCAAAAAGTAGATCAATCAGTTCTTCAAATTATTCCTTATTTGCATAAAGACTGGAGAGGTTTTAGCGATAAAACATTATTTGAATTTGAAATTGAATTAAACGGGTGGTCAAACAAAAAATACAATTTAGTATATACATTGGCTGAAAAGATGAAAATTGGAGTTCAACCAAATATGCTAGTACAATTAGGGGACGAGGAGGAAGAGGTTCCCATCACCTTTCGTGACGGCATCAAATCTCTTTTCGTTGTTCAAGATATCGCTGGCGAACTTCTTTAAGGTTAAATTTCACATTTATCTTAAATTACATATTCAACCAAGTGAACTTGAAAACCTTGAATACTATGAGTTCCATTATTTAGTTAAGGACTTAATAGACCATATCAAGGAGGAGAATAAACAGAATCAAGGGCAGAATGATGCAACATCAGGAGCCATGAGCGGAATGAAAATGCCAAACATGAAAATGCCAAACATGAAAATGCCGAGTCTAAAATAAATAGAGGGTCCCTAATCGGACCCTTTTTTATTGGGATATATAATCCTAGAGAACAAGTGTTTATCTTAAAAAAACAGAATCGCACGTGACCAGCAATAATAAACAAGTTACATTATTAACGAACCCTTTAAATAAGATACAAGCAGCTACTGAAGCAACTACCGCTATTTTAATGCAAATAAGTGAAGTTATTTTAGGAGGTGCTAATAGTAAAACAGGGGCCGAAACTGGAGATGAACTTAAAAAGCAAACTACAATATTAAGCGATATTAGAAGTATTTTAAGGGAACAAAATAAAACATTAGCAAAAGGAGTTGGCGCAAAAGGCGGACCTGGAGGCGGAATGTTTACACCAATGTCTGCAAAAGATGTTGGTTTAACAGCTCTGATGATTATTGGAGTTGCTGGCGCAATTGTAGGAGCAGCTGCAATATTTACATTAGTACCTGTTATTTCAATAGGACAATTGCTTACAGTGTTAGCTGTAGCTGGTATTTTTGCACTTATAGCACCGACATTTGTTAAAATTGCCGAAGTTCTCGGTAGAAATTCTAGAGATATTATTGGAAAAGGGGATAGCTCTGCAGATATGAGCAATCCAAAATCTATGTTTGCTCTTGCAGGCGCAACAACGTTAGCAATGGCTTCAATAGCAATTTCACTTGTTTTAAGTGGAGCTATATTTACATTAATGCCAATTATCGACGGAAAAAAATTACTAATAGCACTTGCAATTGCCATTATCATGGTACCTGCTGCATTTGCGTATTCACTGATTTTAAAAGCAACGAAGGATCTTAAAAAAGAACAGCTTATATTTGCAGCAATTGCAATTCCATTAATGGCACTTGGTATTGTTGGAGCAGCATATGCTTTTATGCTACTACCCGGTGAGGGAGATTTAAAAGCTCCGGATCCTTTATGGGTTCTTAAATCTGCATTTGCCATTGGATTATATGCAATTGGATTCTATTTTATTATGAAAGCGATTAAAGGCGCTAAGATTCAGGATCTTATATATGGGACGATTGCAATTCCATTAATGGCACTTGGTATTATTGCAGTTGCTAAAATATTTGAATATTTTCCACCAGTAGATCCTAATATGGCACCAGATCCAATATGGGTTCTTAAATCCGCATTTGCAATTGGTTTATATGCTGTTGGTTTTTATTTTATTATGAAGGCAATCAAAGGAGCTGCTGTTAAAGACCTTATATTTGGTGCTATTGCTATTCCAATTCTTGCAATTGGAATTTTAGGTACTGCACTTATATTTCAAGGATTAGGCGTAATTTCTGATTATCTTGCACCAGATCCTAAATGGGTTCTTTTAGCTGGATTTGCATTATTAATATTTGCAATTCCATTTTACATAGTTTCTAAAGCAATCAAAGGAATGGGAGTTAAAGAATTATTCTTTATGGCTATAGCACTTCCAGTCGTAGCATTTGGAGTTCTTGCAACAGCATGGATTTTTCAAGCACTTCCTGACGTTTATAAAGCCCCGGAACCAGAATGGTCTCTTAAAGCCGGTTTATCAATGGTAATTTTCGGAGCAGTTTTATATCTTTCAAGTAAAGTATTAGGAAAATTAGGAACCGCAGATTTATTTAAAGGACTATTAGCAGTTGCAGTTACTGCGTTTGCAATAATTGCAGTTGGATGGATCCTATCGCTAGGACCATCGACTTGGATTTCCCCACCAATGGATTGGACGATGAATGTTGCCCTAGCACTTGGTGTTATGGGAGTTGCTATTGTTGCAATGGGAATAGCAGTTACTGCTCTAACACCAGTAACACTATTATTAGGAGCACTTGGTATTATTGTTGCTGCAATTACAATATTAGCAGTCGGTTGGATTCTTGCTGGATTAGCACCAGTTATGCCTCAATTAGTTGCAGTTGCTCAAGGATTTACTCAGATCCTATTAGCACCGATCAATGGAATGATCGATGTATTTGCCAGATTTAAAAATGAAATTGGCGTTGGAAATATGCTTGGATTAGCAGTTGGTATTGCGGCTCTTGGAGGTGCATTCTTAATATTTACAGCAGCAATGGCCGGATCAAGTATTGCCGGAGGTATTGGAAATATCGTTGGAGGAATTCTGGACGGTATTGGTAAACTTTTTGGAGGTGATCAACCGTCTCCGATTGAAATGATTGAAAGACTTGCCGTAATTGCACCTAGTATTAATAAACTATCAGGACCTCTATTAAACCTAGGTAAAGGATTTTCAATGATTAACGCAGGTGCTGTTATGTCAATAAAAGGATTTGAGGCATTAACAGAAATGCATGATGATATTAATGTTGATGATTTTAATAAACAGGCAACTTCTCTTAGAAGTATTGCAGGTTCATATACTGGAATTGCAAATGCAAGTAAGGCAATGAATATAAAGGCAATAGTAGCAACAACGGACATGTTTAAAGCCCTTTCAGATCTTGCAAAAAATAAGGGAGAATCTGCAATGGCAGTTTTAGCTGAAAAATTAATGGAAGCAGTTAAACAATTATCTGGTACTATTGTTAATCTTGAAAAAGCAGCTGATAAAACAAGTGCCGCCGCGGCTCAAACAGGAGACGCTCTTCAAAAAGGTATGGCTGCAACTAACGAATCAATTGGCGCTGTTAAAAAGAGCGCTGATAAATTAGCCGCTACAAATAAAGACACTAAAATGGATTTACAACCATTAATTGATGCAATCCAAGACCTTGAAGAAAGATTCAATAGAGCAATTAGAGTTAAAGTTGAACTATAATAAACTTTTTAGAACGTTCATATATAATATCTAAAATTAATATAATGAAATACCTTTATTTTAGCGCACCATGGTGCGGACCTTGTAAAATGTTAGCTCCAAAAATGCAATTGGTTGCTGATGCAGATATTACTGTTGAAAAAATCCTAGTAGATTCAGATACAGAAACAACACAAAAGTATGGAATCCGAAATATTCCAACTGTAGTATTAATTGATGAGAATGGGGCCGAAATCGAAAGATTCGTAGGAGTACACGATGTTGGATTCTATCTTGAAAAATTTGAGGAGCATGCAAACTAGAGAATCAATTGTTCAGAGATTATTGGATGAAAGGTTAATAACAACAGAAGAAGCTGTTATATTATTAAAGACCGAGGTTACGAAATGGTTGCCAAGTCCAAATCAAAATCAATGGATTGGGCCAGGAATACCATCGTATCCTGCTCAGCCATATCAGCCGTTTACTCCAAATCAGCCAATTAATGTACCATATTGCGATTGGCATACTGGAACAGGAAATCCAAATCCAGTATCTTTTACAACAACATATAGCGCACCGGGTATCAACAAAAATTACACAGACAAATAGTGAAAAGATTTTCATTGACCTTATTATTGATTGTAGCCTTTCTTTCTCTTGGAATAACTTTTCCCGGACAAAAAAATGTTACAATCAATAATTCTATTTATTCGATAGTATATTCCCAGGACTTTGAACAACCTCTAGAAATAACATACATTGTTAAATGTAATTCTAATTCTAAGAATCATTATAGTAGAACAGGTTTAAATTTTTATAAACCAAACGGGATCCATACATCAGATGATTTGGATTATGTATATAATGTTTGGGATAAAGGACACATGGCACCTGCTGCAGATTTTAACTGTGACTACTCTAGTTTAAAACAAACATTTTCTTATGTTAATTGTGCCTTACAGCATCAAGACCTTAACCGTGGACAATGGAAGGTGTTAGAGGCATACGAGAAAGAACTTGCAATTAATAATGAGGTAACAATTAAGATTTATCTTGATTTCGTAGGTTCAACCAGGTTAACCACTGGAGCAATGGTACCAGTAGGATTTAGCAAGATAATTTATTTAAACGGAAATAAATTTAAGTCGTATTATTTTCCGAATAAAAGATTAGTAGGATCTTACGAAAAATATCTAGTTAGCAAAAATTAAAAAGCCAAGGTTATCTACCCTGGCCTTTGTTTGATTTTTTGTAGTTGTCAGCTCCCTTGTTCTTAGTAGTTTTGGTTTTAGCGTGGACCCCTTTTCTTTTCTTTTTTGGTGTTTCTGTAAAAGCACCACCGGTTGCAGTTTTAGCCATGATTTCATAGATATTTTTAGGTTAATATATTTATTTAACAACCCAGTGAAAAAAGTCAAAAAAACGTTTCACCGCGTCAAATAAATATATTATATTTACATATCAAATTAAAGCAAATGGAAAAGAAAAAACTTACAAAGATTAATTTTACTCTAGAAGAATGGTTCGATGCCTTAAAAGTGCCAACTCCTCATAGAAATAAAAAGAAATACTACAAGAAAACCAAGCATAAAGGTAAGGGAGCGGATTGTTAATAACTTTAACAAAAAATTAACATAAAAATGTTTCGGGTTCGAAATATTTTGTTTATATTTACATATACAAATTAAAACAAATAAATTATGAAAGTAATCTATATGGAGCAAACGCTAAACTTAATAGCATCTCAAAACATCGAAGTTGCCAAATCAATTATTTCAACAGGAATTGTAAAACAATCAGAATTTGGAACTTATTTAGTAATTGAAACAAAATCAGAAGAACAAATATAATTAGTATGGAAAATTTATCAAAAGGATTAGGATTAATTTTAGGCGGAATTGCCCTATTAATCTTTGCAGCAGTTTTATTGGCATGGCCAGTACAATTATTATGGAATGGATGTTTAATTGATGCAGTAGATGGAGTTCATCCAATCTCGTTTTGGCAAGCAATGGGACTAAATTTCTTATTCTCAATTTTATTTAAAGGATCAACTTCAACTTCTTATAACAAAAAGTAATGGAAACAGTAATCTTCGACCTTGACGGTACGCTAGCAAACATTGATAAAAGACGTGCTCTAGCTACAAAACCGGATGGTAAAATAGATTGGGATGTTTTCTTTGCACCTGAGAATATTCAATTAGACGAGCCAAATCTACCAGTTATTAAAATGCTAAAAGCCCTAACTGATCAATATTGTATTGTGATTTTTAGCGGAAGGGACGATATTAGTGTTGATGAAACTATTAATTGGTTAGCGTTTTTTGGTATCTATCCAGACATGATTAAAATGCGACGTCACGGTAGTTATGTACCTGATGATAAATTAAAGAAACTTTGGTTAGACGATTTAAGAAAAAAAGGCCACAATATTATTTGTGCTTTTGATGATCGAGACAAGGTTGTAAAAATGTGGAGAGACAATGGAGTACCATGCTTTCAAGTAGCCGAAGGTAACTTTTAAAAAATAGAACATGCCAGAATTAGCAGAATTAAGACTTACCGCTGATTACATTAATCAAGAATCAAACGACAGAATATTTACAAAGATTAAAAAGAATCCGGTTCATAAAGGAGCTGATATTTTTGAAGACATTAATTTTCCATTTGTACTTTCAGCCGAAAGTCGAGGAAAAGAATTAAGATTAGAAATAACATCAGTTCCGACTAATGCTCCAGATAAAAAGGTTCTTTACTTAATGATGGGTATGGGAATGGCCGGCCATTTTAATTGGGTCCCGCCCGGAACCCTTTCAAAACATTCACACCTAAAATTTCAGGCTGAAGATGGTTCTCTTGATTTTGTTGATGTTCGTAGATTTGGAAATTGGAAGTGGGGTAATTGGAACAAGGATCGTGGACCAGATCCAACTGTGCAATTTCAGGACTTTATTCGAAATATCAAAGATAACTTACATAAAAAAGATTTTGACAAACCAATGCACGAGGTTTTAATGAACCAACGTTGGTTTAATGGGATTGGTAATTATTTAAGAGCTGAAATTCTATATAGATTGGATGCAAATCCATTCCTTCCAGCCAGAGAATTTCTAACAAAACATCCGGAAATTTATGTACTTTGTCGATCACTTCCAAGTCAGGCATATATGTTAGGCGGTGGAGAACTTAAAGATTGGAAAAATCCATTTCAGTTTGAAACACTCGAAGATGTTAAAATGGGTTGGAGAGAATTTATGTTATGCTATGGAAATGCGGGAATGGCAACAGTACTAGACAAAGGCGGTCGAAGATTTTGGTACGACCCTAAATGGAACAAATAAAATATATGAAAAACATACTTGTAACGGGAGGAGCCGGATTTGTTGGCTCTTCCCTGATTAAAAAACTTAAAGAATCCTATCCAGATTCGACAATCGTTAGCTTAGATAATTATTTTACCGGTAAAGAGGAGAATCATATTTCTGGTGTAGAATATTATCATGGACATACTTGGGAAGCTGATCATATTTTCAGAGATCGAGAATTTGACACAGTTTTCCATTTTGGAGAATATAGTAGAATTGTTAAATCATTTGAAGATATTGATTTTGTTCATCGAAGCATTCTCTCAGGAACTCCAATCATTTTAGAACTTTGCAGAAAATGGGGTGCAAAACTTATTTACTCAGCAAGTTCAAGTAAATTTGGAAATGCTGGTAAGGATGAGAATTTGAGTCCATATTCTTGGATGAAATCTAAAATGGTAGAACTAATTAAGAACTACGGAGATTGGTATGGTTTAAATTATGAGATATGTTATTTCTTTAATGTGTATGGCCCTAGTCAAATAACAACTGGAGATTATGCAACTGTAATTGGAATCTTTGAAAGACAATATCGAGCCGGAGAATTATTAACTGTAGTTTCTCCAGGAACCCAAACTAGAGACTTTACACATATCTATGATATTGTTAGCGGACTTATTAAAGCTGCTGAAAAAGATCCAGCAATGAATCACGAATGGTTTCTACGATCTGGTGTTAATGTTTCAATGATAGAATTAACGCAAATGTTCAATAGCGCATATACTATAATTCCTGAACGCAAAGGAGAAAGGTTTACAAGTGAAGAATTTGTAACCGATACTGAAACTTTATTGGATTGGAAGCCTATAAATAACCTAAAAGATTGGATTAATAATATTATAACAGAATGAACGGAAAAATCGCAATTGTCGGAGCAGCGGCAACAGGTAAAGATTACTTAAGAAAAAGAATGATGGACCGAGGAATGGTCTATGGTGTTTCATGTACTACAAGACTTCCTAGAGAGGGTGAAGTTCATGGAAAAGATTATTACTATCTAACACCAGAAGAATTTGAATCTAAAATTGAACGAGGAGAATTTGTAGAATGGCAAGATTTTAATGGTTGGAAGTATGGATTAACTAGGGATGAATTTGAAAGATGCGATGTAATGATTCTGAATGCCGAGGCAGTCAATCTTTTACATGCAGATTATCGAAATAGATTGTTTGTTATATACTTAGACATCGCCGAAGAAACCCGCAGGGAACGCTTAAGTGTTAGAGATGATAAAAATGATGCAACCGATCGAAGAATTGAAGCAGATAACCTACAATTTAGAAACTTTTTGGATTTTGATTGTAAAATAACTAATGAAAATTTTTAATAATATATAAACTCTAAAACAAATAACCATGGCGAAAGCAAAAACATTAAGTCAATTAAAAGACCTACGTGCTCAATTAGAAATTGAAGTTAACGAGGCACAGACAGAATTAGCAACTAGAGAGTATTCTGTAGATTTAGAAAACACCCAAAACATTAATGCAATTTTAAAACAAATTGACAAGAGCTACGAGTGGAACATTAAAAATGCTGCTTTTTTAATTAATCTTTATGATTCAATTACTGACCAGAAAAAAATCAACGCTAGTTCTGGAGAAAAATCTTCAGCTATTCTTTTAAATTCTATGCAACTTAATACACTTTACACTGTATTGACTAACATTACTGGAACTGGTATTGAATCAGCTAGAACATTTACAAGATTATTAACAAACGTAGGAGCTCAAATCTCAGAGGCTCTAAGACAAACAGCAGATGATAATAAAATTGTTCAACAAAAACATGTTGAATTAGCAGAATTAGACATTGCGATTGATCAAGATTCTAAACCAACTGTTGAAGTTGAAGAACTAACAAAATAATTACTATGAAACTAGCGAGTAAATCTAAAAAAAGATTAGATCTGCTAGAAGCTATCCAAGAAGGAATCACATCACGTGATGTATTCGAAACAATTGATTATAAGTCTCAGAGTGAGGATAAGATAAAACAATTTATCTATCCTCACCTTCTTACTCAGTTGACAGAATATGTTATGGAGAAAAAAGGCTTTAGTAGAGGTCTTGCCAAAGAAAAGGCAAGGACAATGATTAAATGGGAGGGCAATGTAAATACAACCGTGAAAAATATTCAATTCATGGGTACTGCAAACCGACCAGACATGACGCTTGAAAGCGATGGTGTAACTATTGCAATTGAATTTAAAAAGGGCGATCGAGGATCCGGACTTAGAGAAGGATTTGGACAATCCCTAATTTATTCAACAGCATACGATTTTGTTATTTATATGTTCATTGACACATCAGATGAGGGTAAAATAGTAAATGGATCAACGTCAGTTAACGAACAAAAATTCTTACAAAACCTGTGGGATAATTTTAATGTAAAATTCGCAATCGTATAAATGAAAGTATTTGTAACATCAAACCAGCAATTTGGTAGACCAGGGGCAATTAAAGCCTATAAAAGACCATTCGATTCTTTAGAAGAAATGAACCAAGAGCTTCTTAACGCTTGGAATTCAGTAGTTTCTCCCGAAGATATTGTGTATGTTCTTGGTAACTTTGCATGGGATCCTGAATCATCAGAAGTATTTATTAAGCATCTTAACGGAGATATTGTAGTTATTAGTGGTGAATATGACAAGGCAACGGCAGATATCGCAGTGGCCCTAGGATTTAATGATGTAGACTTTTTATATAATGCTATAGAAGAGCATCCCGAGGCAAATGTTGTAATGTCGTACTGGCCATTAATGGATTGGCCAAGAAAATCTAAAGGATCTTATTCTATTATAGGACACCCAAGTTCTAAATACAAAACAAATCATAAAACAAGAATAATCAATTGCGCATGTGACAACTGGGAATACAGACCTGTTGAAGTTACCAAGATGATTGAATTATTTGAAGAGGTTAACCAGTAAAATGTTAATAACTTGTTAATAACTTTAACACAAGTTTAACATAAAAGATTTTTATTATTCATAAATTATAGTTATATTTACATTATAATTATTTAAACAAACAAAATAAATCAAATCTATGGCAAGTTACAGAGAACTAACAGAAAACTTTTTACAAACACGTTCAGACGCTGATTTTACAGCATTATTTTACAAAGTTAAACCAGGTATTACTTCTTACGTTAACAAAATTGTCAAAGACAGGGAATTAGCAGAAGACATTGCTATTAACACATTAACAAAAATGTGGACTAAAATTGATCAATATGATCCACAGTACCAAATCACAACTTGGTTGTATCGTATTGCATTCAATGACGCATTAGGTCATATTAGCAATAGAAAAAAACAATCATCTCTTGATAAATTATCAGAGTTTGGTGTAGAAATTAATGAGTCTGGAGAATTCACAACTGGATTACAAGGCGCATTCGAGGATTACGAATTAAAAACTGAACAAGATTTTATTGACGAAGATAATGAGTTAATGGACAAGTATGGTAGAACCCTTAAAGCTATCGATTCATTAAAAGAAGCTTATAAAGGTATTATTGTAGACCGTTTAATTAATGATATGAAATACGAAGAAATTGCAGAGAAGCATAACTTACCTCTTCAAACAATTAAGAATCGTATTCGCCGTGGTAAGGCAATCATCGAAGAAACTGTATCATAATGGTAGTTGTAGTTTATAGAAAATCAGAACGTTCAAAAACAAAATACATGACAGTGTTTGAAAATGAACAAAATGCTGATAGAATTATTAATGCTCGAGCTCGAAAGCCCCTAATCCCAGATGAATATATCATCGATGAAATCGGTATTGGCGTAAGATTTATTGAGGACTATAAAAAACAGCATAAAATTACAAAACATGAAACTATTAAATAAAATTTCTTGGATGACTAGGCGTTGGAATTATAAATTTCAACTCTTCAATGTTTATCTACATGACGAAAATGGTAGTTGGGGTATTGATGTTGCAACCTTTATAATAGACCATAGAGCAAGTTCATTATTTTCAATTATGATGAGGCTTCCAAATTTCACAACGATTCGAAGATTAACAATAGATGAATTTGATATTTTCTTCTTGAGAAGACCTCTATATAATCAATATGATGATTTAAGCGATGCAAAATTATGGGGAGCCAAGCTTACTAAATTTCAAACGTTTAGATTAAACATCTTAGAAAAATTATTTAAAATTTAACATAAATTTAACACTCCAGATTTTACAGTCTGGAGTTTTTTATTTATATTTACATATTAAAATAAACAAAAATGATAAACTTACTCGGATACGTTGCAATGGTTTTAACAGCATCGTCTTTTTTAATGACTGATGTTACAAAATTAAGATTAGTTAGTATAGCAGGATGTATTGCATGGATTACTTACGGTTCAATTTTAGAATCAACACCAATTATTATAACAAACGCCTTAATTTTAGGAATTAATTTATATAAATTAAAAAAATGAAAAATTTAATACTATTAAGAGGATTACCTGGAAGTGGAAAATCAACAACTGCAACATTATTAGGAGCTGGTAGTTCCGGAACTGCTCATTTTGAAGCTGATATGTTTTTTATGAGAGATGGAGAATACAAATTCGACGTTACTCAAATTAAAGAGGCGCATAAATGGTGTCAAAGTTCAGTAGAACGCGCAATGTTTCTTGGACATAATAGTACCATCATAGTTTCAAATACATTTACACAAGAATGGGAAATGGAAGTTTACTATAACCTTGCAAAAGAATGGGGTTATCGAGTAACTTCATTAATTGTTGAAAATCGACATGAAGGAGTTAATGTTCATGGAGTTCCTCAAGAAACCT